CCGCTTAAAATTGGTCGTCGCGGGCGGAGTCGAACCACCTACCTAAGCGGGTTAACAGGTTTACAGCCTGTCGCTCACCGTTGAGACATCACGACGATTTTTTCATCAATTTCATGTCTGGCTTACACAAAAGTTTTACAACCTCTGGTTAGGATTTGAACCTATTACATTCATACCGATGCCGTTTTTTAATTATTGAATCACTAACTGATGAAATTGGCTCCTCCAAAACGAATCGAACGTTTATTATTCGGGTAACAACCGAAAGTCCTACCTTTGAACGACAGAGGAATTATGATTTTTAATACTTTACCAAAGAATCATAACTTTGGGGATTTTTAAAAAATATACGACTTTAGAAATTTTTGGTGTATCCTATCCGCTTTTAACGGAATTACCTAGCTCAACATCTTTCAAAGATTTTATTATCGAACAAACCGGTATAGTTATTAACAAAAATCTTTTTCCAATGGCAGGAATCGGAACAAATTTTGGTGGTCGCAACTGGACTCGAACCAGTGAACCCGAAGGAGTTGATTTACAGTCAACCGGAATTGCCGCTATCCCATACGACCAAAATTAATTTAAACAACATTGACATAATAATTGATTTCCTGTCAATGTCAAGTAATCATTACCATCATTTCTATTTGTAACTGGAACATATTCTCCACATAAATCACAAACATCTATTAAATCATAGATTTGTTCTTCGTTTGTTAATTCTTTCATAAATTATTCATCATAGATAAGACTTCGTCCTTGTCACCTACGCTAGACTCTGCGTTTTATATGATGATAAAATCGGTGTATTAGACGAGATTTAAACTCGCACTGTCTGGAATTTATCTGGATGCTCTGTCTGTTAAGCTACTAATACATAAATTAGTGGGTTACGGGAAGATTCGAACTTCCAATTGAAAAATATTTCTTATATCAGGAACATGCCCTCCTTCATATTTTTCTTGGGACGTCAATGAGTTTTCCGATTCCTCTACACACCCATTAAAAGTGGTCGGAGTGACAGGTAACGCTCCTGCTTAATAGCCTGTTCCCAGAACAGGTGGGTTCACTTTTTCCCTACACTCCGTTGAAATTAAAGTTTATAGAGAAGGAATTAAACCTTACACAGTCCATTCCTTAGTTGTTCTCTTTGGCTGTGGGCTGTGTTCTTTCTAGTTATAAACTAAATTGGTGCGTCCACCGGGAGTCGAACCCGGATTATCAGATTAAGAGTCTGACAGCTTACCGTTGACTTATAGACGCATTAAAATTATATTATACATCAAGTAGAGTATTCGATTGAATGTTTCTTAGATTTTGGTAGGAGATATCAGAATCGAACTGATGATGAGCACTTATCGGGTGCCTATTATACCATTTAATTAATCTCCTATAAATTTGGTGGGCCGGAGGGGAGTCGAACCCCTAACTTCGAGATTAAAAGTCTCGCTTTCTACCAATTGAATTACCGACCCAAAAATTGTTTAAATTCTTCCTTTTTTCCATCCATCTGGAATGATATCTTTTTTTACTAACTTATTTTCTATTCCATTTGTAATCCAATGATTACCGAAGTTTGGGTTTTTCTTTCCATCAAACATTCCCTGTTTAGATTCACGCATTTTTTTCTTTGTTTCTTCTGAATGTGATTTTCCAGAAAAGGGATTGCCATTAATTGATTGATAAAGTTTCATTCGTTCCGAACATTTTTGTTTAAATTCATTTCTAAATTCTTCATCATTATCCAATAACCAGCGAAATCTACTTCTATTTTTTTCTCCCCTTTTTTTCATTGAATTTTTCCACTGGCCGTTATGATTTTTTCCATTATCATTAATATAATCAAATCCGCCGGCACCACCCACTTTTATATTGTAAGTGTCATCCCTAGAAACAAATTCTTCATTTACAATATCTCGTTCCTTATCATTCATTTCTTCTTCCGAGTTACATTCTATTAATATTTCTTTAATAAAATATTCTTTGCCATATTTTTCTATGGCTCTTTTAAGAATAAGACCGGAACCGAAATATTCATCATTTTTATTGTCGGTTTTATGTTTTCCTATGTAGATTTTATTATCTATTTTATTAGTGATTTTATAAATTAAATATTCCATATCTAATAAGTATAGTTCAAATCTTAGAATCGAACATATTTCGAACTATAAATTTGGCAGGCGCTGAGGTAGTCGAAACCCCATCATTCGTTTTGGAGACGAAGGTAATGCCGTTATACGAAACGCCTATTAAAATTGTCCAGCTCTGCTGGCGTCAAGCCTACATCAACAGGGGCTTTCCTTCTACAAATGCTTTCTTTTTGAAGCCATGAAACACGGACTTGCATCCACCGATTTATATCATGGTTTTTATAATCTAGCCTACTATCTTGTAAGATGTAGTAATTGGTTCTACGACCAACCGACTATACAGCGTTTATGCGGTGCTATCCGCTACTTCGTTTAATGTCCAGCTCGACCTGAAATTGTCTCTAGTATTCTCCTATTGAGATATCTTGAGTTTTTTGTTTGTATTCTTCAATCATTTCTAATTGTCTTACCAATTTCTTCATTTCATCCGAGTTCATCAATTCTTCCAACTCTTTTGTCGTGATGTATTTTGGTAGCTTGTATTTTTTCTTATCTTCTACTGTTTCCATAAAAACTAAAACCGCCTCTCATTTCTGGGAGGCGGTGTTCTTAAAGTTTTTTATGTTATTATCTTTATGAGCGTCCGCCGCTCCCTTCAATACTTGTATCATTAAATTGGTTATTATATGATTTATGCCACATAATAGATGATACAGGGGCGACACAAGGCAACCCTTGGAGGTTTGAACCCTTCTTGTCGTTGTTTTGTTGTAATGCTGTTTTCATCATGCCAATAAGTATATCACAGTTTTAAAAACTGTCAAGCGTTTGCGCTTTTTTTGTTTTTTATTTCAAACTACCGTTTTTATTGTGTTTTTCACACAATTTCTAAAATTTTCACTTCTAACATATACCCTTTCGGGGTATTTGGCAACAGCGGCCTTTCTTTTTTCGTGAATTTTCTGTTTACACATCAATTCAAGGAACCGCTTGTCGTCTTGGTTCACCATTGCTCGTCTTCCTTTTCTCTAAAGAACTGAGCAAATGGGTCTTCACCATTATCTAACCGTCTTTTAAAATCTTTGTCAAGCATCTTCGTGACTTCATTAATCATGATTTCTTCCTCATACTTTTCTTCAAGTGAGGCGTGCTCTGGTGGCCCTTGTGTTATGTCTTGAAGATACGCCAAATTTTCTAACTTGGCATCATCATTTTCAATGACATCTTTGGATTCTTCCACCGATTCAGCAAACGATTCAAAAGTCGGATGTTGTTTAGTGATTAAATCATTAAACTTTTCATCATCATTCTCAATCGAATCATTCATATTAATTCATCAACAAAATATCTATCAAAATTTACACATTCATTTAAGACATCACATTTTTCTTGTGCGTCTTCTTTCGATTTATACTTTATATCTTTTCCATCCCAACCGACATTAATTCCAATTCCACCGGCGATACCACCATTAATTTTATCTTTAATAACAATTCTCATAAATATTGGAGGTCTGTGAAAGAATCTAACTTTCGTCTATGAGGTTGCAACTCATCATGTGAAACACTCCACCAACAGACCAAATTGTTCGGATTGGATTAGAGCCAACATCTTTCGTTTATCAATCGAATGTTTTTCCATTCAAACTACCGAACATTAATAACTATACACGAACAAAACTTTTTGTCAAGCGTGTATCATCAAATTGGAGCCCATTGTCAGAATCGAACTGACGCTTCAACTTTACGAGGGTCGAGTGCTACCACTATCACTAAACGGGCGAATTAAAATTGGAGCTCCCAGTGAGAATCAAACTCACGTCTCATGCTTACCGAGCACGAATAATATCATTATACGATAGGAGCGATATTAATAACTATATCACATTTTACAAAAGTGTCAAGCCTTTCATAATTATTTTGAAGCCAGATGTTATTTTGGAAATTCATACTACTATATATTGGATATGAAAATGTTAATATCGAATATCGAATTGGACTCCAAATCGAGTAGAGAATTGATTCCTCTTGAATGTTTGGAATGTAAACAAATCCATTATAGACCAAAAAATACTATTCTTAGAATTTTAAACGGCGGTTTAAAGGGAACAGGCAAAGGATGTTTTTGTTCACATAAATGTAAATGTAAACATAGACGAAATTTTAAAGTGTATAATTGTAAACAATGTGGAAAAGAAATAGAAAGAACTCCATCATCCATTCGTGGAGGAAATATTTTTTGTAATAGTTCCTGTTCTGCTAAATTTAATAATATTCATAGAGAATCAAAAAGTAAAAAAGAAAATAACATTAAAACAAAAATAGTATTACAAAAAATAATTAAAATAAAAGATTGTAAATTTTGTAAGAAACAATTTGAAATAAAAAATCGAAATTCCCAAATATATTGTTCTTCATCTTGTAAATCTAAAGAATATCAACAACAAATATATTCTGATATAAGTAACGGTATTGTAACTGGTCATTCTAATAGAACCGTAAAAAATTATTTAATTCATAAACGAGGATGTAGATGTGAGATGTGTGGTATATCCGAGTGGCAAGGAAGACCATTAACGATTATATTAGACCACATTGACGGTAATAGTGATAATTGGGTATTATCTAATTTAAGATTAATTTGTAGTAATTGTGATACTTTGACTCCTACATATAAAAAAAGAAATAATGGAAACGGAAGATATTCTCGTAGAGAACGTTATAAAAATAATCAAAGTTATTAAAATGGAGCCAGTAGAGGGGATTGAACCCCCGACCTTATCTTTACAAAAGATTTGCTCTGCCGCTGAGCTATACTGGCAAAATTGTTATCAGGTCGCCCGATGTGGGACAAGAATCCGTAATCTCAAGTTATTCAAGACAACATTTGGTCTTACATTATTTCCTTCTAGGAATTTCACCTACACTGATAAATTATTAATCGAACCGAGAATCTTCTAATGTATACCCGCCTGGACGTATAGGCTTAGAATCCTTCCTATTTATACCGTTGCCAATCCTCTTTACATCATTCCTCATTTACCACTGGATTCGTGGCTTTTGTCCGATTAAATTGTTATCGGGCCGCCCTTTGTGGAACAAGTATTTATTCTGCAAAACTTTTTGTAACTCACAGATACTTCTAGGACTTTCACCTACACCGATAAATTATCATCACTTGTGAATGGTCGCTAGCTCTGCAGAGTTGTATTTGCCCATTCCATTTCACATTCGGCATTATTGCCTATACAAGTGATAAATTTTTTAACCATATCCTTTGACCGAGGGGATGTGTTGTTGTCTGATAATCGAAACCTTATCCATCGGTTTCAATTCTGCGGCTCCATAGAATACTTTGGTAAAGAAATTGGACTTCCTCATACCTTTCTTTGACAACACCAACTCTGGTTAAATCTGGTGGGCTAGGTGGGATTCGAACCCACATTTTCATTTCCGTTATGCGCATTTGGTTTCGAAGACCACGCCATTACACACCCATTAAATCATTTACCATACCAAAAAATATCACCTTCATCAGATTGACGTGTCTGTTCATCACGTTCCTTTTGGTCTTCCATCAATTGATGGTAATATTCATCCTGTTCATTCTCACCGAGTTTATCAAACGAATCTAATAAAGTATTTTTAATACCTTTTTTACGGCCATTTTCTTTCATCTTTTTCCACTGCTCGTCTGATATACTCATAAATCTGGTAGCATCGAAGAGATTTGAACTCTTAACATCTCGCTTCGTAGGCGATTACTCTATCCAATTGAGTTACGATGCCAATAAATTATAACTTTTTGCCCACTTTCTTACTGCATTATCACTAACACCAAACATTTTACCAATTTTTATCCAAGATATTGAATCGTCTAAAATTAACTTTTGCAATTCATCTTTATTTGGTCTAATAGTTTTTCTTAAAGAAAATCTTTGACATTCTAAACAACAATACTTTTGTGTATCAATTTTAGTATCAAATTCTTCTTTACAAGTAAAACAAATCTTTTTAATCCACGGTCTTTTTAGATGAATTAAATCATAATTAACATGATTATAATGGACTTCTCTATGACAATTAGAACAAAGTAAAATACATTTATCTAATTCTTCTTTCACTCTTTCCCATTTTAATTGAATTAAAATTGTTGATATGTTATGTTCTTTTTCTCCATTGATATGATGGAAGTCTAAGGCGCCCATACATTTATCATATCCACATATCTGGCATTTTCCACCAAAAAGATTTATTGCCTTTTCTTTTTTGCGTCTATTAAATTTTAATTTATATTCACTTTGTTTAGTCATGAATATACATATAATTCATAATTCGAAAAAACTCAAATAAAAATCTTTTTTTCGAACTTAAATTGGTCGCAGATGTCGGATTCGAACCGACCTTTTCTCCGTATGAAAGAGACGTTATCAACCAAATCTACCAATCTGCGTTCAACAATAACTATATCAGACTTTTGGAAAACGTCAAGCCTTCTTAATTGGCTCCCTTTTTCTTACGTCGTGCGACACAATCTTCACAGACAAAGGACGTTTCGCCCGGAACGGACAAATACATTCTTTTCTTATTACAATCTTGACATGATAGTTGTAATAATTCGTAGGTAAACTGATTGACTGTCGCCAATGGACGTAACATTTCCGTCAATTGGGGAGAATACTCGACAAGGATACAGGCATTGTTGGTTCCAACATAAGCCGTATCACCAAATTCCTTCGCCATTCGGTCTTGAAATGAACGAAGTTTGTCAAATTCCTTCTGTGTAAATGTTAATGTCATGTCGGTATTCTATCACACGAATATAATAAGTCAAGCCTTGTTTACAACATCTGAAATAATAAATTCTGGATGTTTTTTCTGAATCAATTCAATTTTTTGTTTTCGTGATAACCGCTTTATTTGACTCTCACGTTGAGCAGCTTTCGCTCTTGTATCAAATTCTTCAAAATAAACCAATTTACATGGTTGTCTATTTCTTGTATGTTTTGTTTTGCTGTCTGGAGAATTGTGTTCTTTAACTCGTCTTTCCAAGTCAAGAGTCCATCCTGTATAAAGAGTAAATGCCGATGTTTCTAAAATGTAACAATAAGATTTTTCCATATAATTTTAATGATATTTGTTTTTGTCTCTTGTTTTACCGAGAGAAGATTTGAAGACTGCTGTTGCTGGTTGTTTCCAACGCCACTTTAAAAACTTTTGGAATTTTTCACTATTAACTATGTCCTCGGCATTATTATAAACGTCTCGAAGTTCATTATGTGTCCAAGTCTTATGGATAAATGACTCGCAGGTTTCACAGGTTGGAACGATTGTGGTTCCACCTTTACTTTTTGGGATGATGTGATGACCACGGGTTAACGTGGTGAGTTCACAGAATACACATTTAGCAAATTCTGATGCCATGACCAATATTATAACTCAAGATTTGATTCCGGCAAGTTTTTTAAATCGTTCCGTCAATTGTTGATTGGATTGTTGGGTAGATTGTTGTGCCTTTTGAATTTCTTCTTTGGTAAATAATCCTTTCATAAAAGCATGACGAAGTGGTTCATTTTGTAACAAACACGGAATCGGGGTATTGTGTTTAAGTTTTTCTTTTACCGATTCCAATCGTTCGGGTGTCATTCCTGGGATAGATTGATACATTAAATATAAATGTGGATTACAAGCACCATGAGAAAAACAAAATTCTTTGGATTTTTCAATTATCTTTTTATTAACTACATCCATTTCATCTTTAATTTTTTGGTCAATACCTAAAGACGCATGTTCCATTCCCGGAACATTAATTTTTTGACAAGTAGCACAGATTCTTACAACAGGATTTCCTTTATAATCTTTTTGAGTTTCCATATGGATATAAGTATTATTCAAATCAATCAAACAAAAAACCGGAAGAAATAAATCTTACGGTTAAATTTGGTGGAGCCTACGGAACTCGAATCCGTATTATTTCACAATGCAAATGTGATGCCATAGCCAATTAGGCGAAGGCCCCAATGAAATTGGTGCTGGTGAGAAGAATCGAACTTCTACGCCTTTCGGCACAAGTTCCTAAGACTTGCGTGGCTCCCGTTACACCACACCAGCATTACTAACAATAACTATATTTAATGTTCGGTAAACGTAAATAAAAATGAATAATCAGGTCACTCAAACTATTGGTACATTTCCTTCCTACATAAGAGGCGATTTCATTTGAAATCGGCGAAGTAAGAATAATGTAACAACATTTATTCTGCCCCAATCTACGTCTTAGTTACGATTGTCCTCATTGTATCCATTTAAAAACTGGTCGGAAATGAGAGAATCGAACTCTCGTTATTCTTGTTCCCGAAACAAGCGCCATACCACTAGGCGAATTTCCGTTGGTGGGCAATACAAGAGTTGAACTTGTGTCTTTACAGTGTCAATGTAACGTGCTACCGTTATACCAATCGCCCATTGACCATAACTATATCATGATTTTCCAAAACGTCAAGCCTTCTTCGATTTTTCTGTAACTTGTTGTTTTTCATCCGTGGATTGGAAGAAAACATTATAAAGAAACAATTAACAAAATAAGTTTAAGTCAAATGGGAAAATATAAAGGAACTAAATCTAATTCCTATGATTTCACAGATTATATATTTTATAATAAATTAACTAATAAAACATTCAATGGCCATAGATTTAATTTTTGTAAAAAATACAATTTAAGTAAAGGAAATGTTTGTTGGTTAATTAAAGGAAAAAATAAAAGTGTAAAAGGTTGGAGATTAATAAAGAAATAAACCACAGATTTCTCTGTGGTCTATAACCTTATAACTAATTTTTATAACCTATTATTTAATCTATCAAAAGCGCACCCGGATGCCCAAAGTATAGATTAAAGTGTCTTGTGATGCGCCTTTTGTGATATCATATGGATATTCCACACGACCAAACACATCAACATCCTTCTTTAAATAGAGACGACCTACAACTTCTGGCGCTGCCGTCCAGTCTCCTGTCTGACTTCCGTAGGCTGTTCCGAAGTTACCACCCGCGTCGGCTTCAAGATTGCCAACACGAATGATGGTCAAATCAGTAAATGCCTTTGTTGAGAGGTTCCAAGTTGCGCCTTGGGAATCAGAATAACCGATGGTTTGACGAAGACCGACTTCCGCTGGAAGAACAATCTTTGTAATGTAACCAAGTTGGAATTCAGCACCAACATTTGAACTCTTATATGTTGAATTATTATTCAACGCAGAGTTACCTTGACCGCTCAAAGAGAACGTCCAAGGGGTCAATGTTTCCGTTGTGGTAGCAACGAGATTTGTGGATGGTGCGGCTGAGGCAACTGTTGCGAACAATGCCAATGCTGCGAATACGCCGGCCGTTAATGTTTTAATAACTTTCATGTTTTTTATATCCTTTGTTTTGTTTTTGTTTAACTTATCGGGACTGATAACTATTTTGTATATTCATTTTTTGACTAAAAATGTTTTATAATTACTCCCTCATTGTGAGTAGATACGTTAACAAATGGTGCCTAATTTGTCAACCTTTTATATTCTGTTCTTTTAAAAGAGCCAGTTGTTTTGCATTTTCTAACTTTTTGATTATGTTTTTATATTCATTTCGTGTATTACCATTCACACTTTCCATATGTTTCTTATAGTAAGAAATGCTATTATTAAAGCCCCTGATTTTGTTTTCATTTTCGCTCATATTTGGAATCCTTTATATTTTTCTTGATATTCTCCAATGTGAGAATAGAATTTGTTCACTAACTCAATCATTTCAGGTGTCATTCTTGCTTTGGCACCGTCAATCATTTCTTGTGGAATTGATTTAACTCCATAAAATGCTTCGGCAATAGAACCGGCAATTGCGGCTGTTGTATCTGTATCACCCTTAGTATAAACAGCATTCCTGATGGCAGACTCGTAATCAGTTGATTCCATAAAACAAACCAACGACTGTGGAGCCGATAGATTACAACGAATCGAAGTCTTTGGGTGTTCTCTCCACTGTTCGACGGTCAAATCCAACATATGTCCAAACTGCTCTTCTACAAATACCTTGATTTGTGCTTTATCTGCGCCTCTCAAAGCCATGTGAATAGCAGAAACAATTGATAGAACGCCTCTTTCCGACTCTGCTGAATTGTGAGTCATCTTAATACTATCATATGCCGCTGTGTAAATGTTATCCAAATCTGTAAAGTAAAGTGGAATTGGGCTACAACGCATCATACAACCATTGGCAAAACTTGGGTTGGATTTTACTCCACCGTCATCAACCCACTGTTGAAACCCACTACCATAACCACGACCAGGATATTTTAAATTCCATTCTATGTATCTCTCGGCAAATACCTTATCAATCGGTATCAGTGGTTCTGTATTATCATCACGTCGGTTGTCACCGATTTTTAAAAGTGCTTCTGCTGTAGCACAAGTTAAAATTGTGTCGTCGGTAAATCTCGAATATTCATTTGCAAAGAGTGGAAAATTTTTATCATCCACCCAATTTATCGCACTTCCCTCGTATGGGGAGCCTACTATGTCGCCAACAATTGCGCCTAACATATAAAATCCTTTTTAATCATAATTTTCTGTATTTTTGTATTATTTTCTTGGCATATTTACAAGCATCACGTTCCATTTTGTAAATGCTCGATTCCTTACTTCCATCAGAATTTGTGTAATGCCCAACTTTGCTTCTTAAAAAATTTTGTTTACTAACGGTTTCTTGCCAAATGTGTCGTAATTCGTGAGCAAATAAATGAATTAGCAGTTCATATTTGTCATTAATACGATATACAGGAGAATACCCCGCCTTTTCAGCCGCCCGACAATTACTCAATCGTGGAAAATGAATTTTATTTTTTTGAATATAAATGTGTATTGATTTTTCCTTTTTGAATGGATATGCGAAAGCACTCCATTCAGATTTTTTATCGTAATTGACCACGACAGTAAAATCTGTCACACCTTTGGGTGCGCAAAATCTTATTGCCGTTTCAAGGTCTTTTCTTGAAATCTTTGTTCGATTAATTAGTTTGTATTTCACAATTCTTTAATAAATTTTAGTTTATTTGCTAAATACCACAACCCTCCTTGAGATTCAGGACGTTGAATATTTTTACTTCTTGTATTTCAACCTCACACCAAACTCTTCCATTCATGGAAAGATGCGGTGCTACAGGTCTTGAACAACAATGCCAACCAGGTCTAAAGGCAAATCCTTTTGTTTTATGTGATTCTGCCTTTAACCATTTTTTAGGAGAGACAATCAGTTTTCGATTTATGAAAAGAGGCCCAAGACTTCCATTTTTTCGTTTTCGGAATAGTTTATAGGCTTTCATTTAAAACCCTATTATACCGCAATTTTTGTGAAAGTCAATCAAACATTATCTTCGGTTCTCGACGAATTTATAAAATCTTTGGGCAACTTCAATAACTTCATCTTCTGTAGGAGGAACTTTAAGAGTTTCAAATTCCTTTTTATATTGAACCCACGATAACGCCTTCGCAAGGATATCGTTACGAATTTCATACGCATTAGAATTGACAGTTTTAATTGGTGGTTGTTCACTTCTAAGAAGGTCTTCTTTTTGATTTATTGATTTGACAAGAATATCCAAAGTTTCTAAACTTTTTCCTGCTTCTAATGTTGAAGAAGAAACTTGATTTAAACCATATTCGATACTTTTTGCTATATATGGTTGCGCATTTATGAAGTCTGCTTGGTCTTTTGAAACGCCTGTAGGATATTTTTCTTCCATTTTTTGAACCAGTTTAACAGCATGACCTATATTCAACTCTGTTTTTCCCTTCTTTAAAGTAATATCAGGTATAGGAGTAATTACTTTTAATTCCGTATCTTCATTTTCCTCGGCTTTTCGATTCAAATACAACAGTTCTTCCTTTGTGAATTCAGGAGATTTGCCGGATTTTGATGCTGCTATAGTTTTTGAAGCAATATTCTGATTGATTTTATTTTCGTAACCTGAGATGATTACGTCCGTAGATGATTCTGACATATATTAACCTTTCTGTGTGTTTATGTGAACACTGTATTGTGTTCTACAAACAATAGATATACACCTTGAAAGGAAAAGAATTAATTTTCTTTTTTATTTAACTTGAAAGTATTTGGAGTTTTACCTGAACCTCTATCAAATAAAGGTTTATCCTTTGAATCCGGTTTGACAGGAACATCAAAGTTGACATCATCTTTTTTATCAACTTTAACTTTGTCAGGCAAGTCATCAACAAAATTGAATATACCACGAAGGTCATTCCAATGACTAGCATCATTTAGAAAATTAAGAACGGATTCGGTAACTAACTTTTTCAATTTTGAACGAATTTTATTTTCAGTCAAACCAAGAGCCTGTCCAATTCTTTCTGCCAAACTAGGTTCGGATTCTTCTTCGTCATCGTCATATTCTTCTTTTTCAAGAACATCGTATGCCTTTTGAAGCGCTTTATACACATCAAGTCTATCTTCTGTCTGTAAAGCGCGTTGAACAAATTTATATGCGGTTTCTAATGATAAAACGTAATCACCAACACTTTTATCACAAGTTTTCCACATTTGTTCTATTTCTATCGAAGCCTCTTGTAGAAGGGCCAATAAATCTTCATTCATATTGATAAATATGGATAACTGTAAGATAAATGATATTAAATAATTTTGGTGGATGTGGCAAGAATTATTTTTTGACGTTTTCCTTTCATCTCCACTATTTATGGGTATATGAAAATGATAAAATTAAAATGTGAATATTGTGAAAAACAATTTGAAAGAAAGTTGTGCGAACATAAACGAAATGTTAAATTGAATCGAAAAGTATTTTGTAATATGTCATGTGCCGCGTCTAACCGAAATAAAAATATGACAGATGAATATTGGAAAGAACAATATGAAAAACAAAAAAAGAAATTTGATATTAAATCTCAAAGTAATAACCAACGAGATGAATATTCTCCATTTAGATTTTTTTTAAATAAAGGTAGAGCCAGTATAATAAAACATAAGCATGAAATTGATATAGATGAAAAATATTTAAAAGAAATTTGGGAAAAACAAAAAGGTATATGTCCATATACAGGAATACAAATGATTTTACCACCAACAACTCATATGTCACATCAAATAAAATCATTAAAAAGAGCAAGTCTCGATAGAATTGATTCTTCAAAAGGATATTTAAAAGATAATGTAGAATTTGTATGTCAAGCTATAAACAATGCCAAAAATTCTTATTCAAAATCTGAAATGATGTGTTTTATAAAAGAAATAAAGGAGACTACAATTACGTAATCTCCTTTAAAATTGGTGGACCCGATGGGAGTCGAACCCATTTCCGAAACATATCTAACAGCCGACGCTACACGCTTATCAACTTTGAACTTCGGTTTGATATTGAAACTTGAGAAAATTATCAATCCTACATCAACCTACTGGGTCGATTTAATCAGTCTTGTAATTGAAACCACAAGAAGTTTTCTCACTATTTTGCACCACTATCAGATTAATGAGAATCGTCTAACGTGATGGAATGGATATTAGGCCATTGCGAATTCGGCGTCAACCAATGAAGGGTTAACTTCAAAGGAATAATCCAAATTCTTCAAACGATTAAGTTTGTTTTTTATTTTGGTGTCATCTTTTAACGAGTCCCGACGACTTCCTCGGCGTGCTTCGTCTGTCTTCAACATTACGTCGAAACCATTACGAGCCCATATACGCAAATAAGTATATTCAAGTTCTCGAATATGTCAAATTATAAAAAAAGACACCCAATTAAGAGTGTCTTTTTTATATAAATCTATCACCAAATCGTAATTATTCGTGTCTAAGCGTATCGGAGAAGTCGCCTCTTACGGCACCCTTCAAACCTTGGGCGGTTTTCTTGCTCAGATTTGGTTTGTATTTACCGGCACTCTTGCCTGTGTCGTAAGTTTGGGCTTGGTCTTGTTTAGCATTCCAAGCATCCCATTCTTTATCTGTCCAAAGTGAAGTATCTTCTGGGTCATACGTGCCTGCCTCAATCTTGGCGGCTTTGAGTCTTGTCTTTTCTCTCGTATCTTTCATGTCTTTTTCAGTGGCCTTTTCCCATTCGGCGGCGTGAGAACCTTTTTTGATATATTTGTCACGAGCTTCTGGAGACATTTTCTTCCAAACTTCTGGTGGTGGCATTTTCTGACCTGTAGAAGTTTCTACATCTTCTCCACCCATACCAGCGGCAATAACATCCAACTCAGCATTAATTTCGGCTTCTGATTTCTTGATTTCAGCACCGTCAAGTTCCAATCCAATTTTGCCATTCTTTTCCAATTCAGCATGAATAACTTCCAAATCGGCCATCTTGGCTGCATGAGCGGCTTGAGCAATAAAATCTCTGATGATATGTGAGTTGTTTTTATTAATACCACCCAACTTCAATTTCAAGAAAGTGTCACGCATTTGGCCGTATTCTTTTTCGTGACCAATAGAATGTTTCATCGTGGTGTCTTCTGGCTTACCGGAACCTGTGTTGGTCTTTGGGTCTTCCACTTCCGATTCTACTTCACGGAGAACTTCTTTGATTAATTTTTTGAGTTGGATTTTGTTCATACGCTAAATAAATAGTAAAATAAGTAATAAATATCGCTTAAAAAGTAATTAAAGTATATTTATCATCATATGAAATATATTGATTTAACAAATGAAAAATTTGGATACTGGACTGTTATTGAAAAATCTATACGACCACCAACAAAATCTAAAAGTAAACCTATATATTGGAAATGTAGATGTGAATGTGGTAATGAAAGAATTATACCGGCACACAATTTACGATGTAAATTAACTTCAAGTTGTGGATGTAAAAATATTTTGCCCGATTATTTGGCATTGTATAATAAATTACTTACAAGCAGTAAAATCAGTAAACATAAATGTGATTTAAAATTTGAAGAATTTTTAGAATTTACAAAAATTAAAAAATGTTTTTATTGTCACTCTCCTATTTTTTGGAAAAAACGTGGATTGTTAAAATCTTATAATTTAGACCGAAAAGATAATTCGCTTGGTTATACAAAAGACAATTGTGTTGTATGTTGTAAAAGATGTAATTTTAGTAAATCGGCAAGATTTAGTTATGAAGAATGGTATGGAATGACAAATTATTTACGACAATTAAAGGTAAATCGTTAACTATTTATACCCATGAACATAAAAAAGGCGGTGGTCAAACTTTTGAAAGAATACGTCATCCAAGAGAAAATCGAGGATGACTTTCAAATTTTACCCACAACTAGACAGGAAGCCGAACCTTTTGTTATGAAACACTACCTTGAGAAGTTTCCAACTGGCATCAAAAGAATCTATGGCGTATATCGCAGAGTAGAGACTGGCAGACAAATGGTTGGAGTAATTATCTACGGAGTTCCGTTTATGACTGCTGCCAAGTTCCTAGAGCCAGAAGTCAAACACAACGAAACTTTGGAACTTAAAAGACTTTTCATTGATGACCTTGGTATCAAGAACTTGGAATCATTTGTGATAGGACAATCTTTGAAGATGTTAAAGAGAGACGAACCTTCAATTAAAGTTGTTATCACATTTGCCGATGATAACCAAGGTCATAAAGGTGTCATCTATCAGGCAACCAACGCAATCTATCTTGGTTCAGGCAACGGAAAACACAAATACATTTACATTATCGGTGGTGATGTAAATGCCATCAAGAATAAAATTCAATTGATGATTAAACAATATCCTAAAGGAATTCAAGAATCCAGTTATTATAGTGATGTTGGACACGATTCAGAAAACAGAAGAAATAAATTGTGGTTCTGGAGCGAAGGTGGAAATCTAATAGTAAAGCCTGTTACCGGCGGCGGACACTTGACTTATCCACAACACGATAGAAGTGATTACGAAGGAAGATTCGATGCCAAAACCAAGAGAGTATCAATCGTTGACTTGGCTCATTACAATCGTGATGATGTGGAATTTGGTTATGACCACTCAAATGATTTGAGTAGATTACCACAAGAATTGATTCAACTTCTCAAATTTGAATTCGGTGATGATATCAAAATGACTATCTTCATGGAAGAATCAGTGTAAGTAAACAAACTTCTCCGAAATGATATTTCTGCTAGGATTGGCATAATTCAAGGCAGTAATCTCCATAGATTCAATCTTGGTTTCATTCTCATTCAGATACAACTCGCCCTTGAGATAGAAGTAAACGGTTTCCTTGATACATTTTACGTAATCAACATTGCCGCTACAAGCCACGGCATCATGCTTTGAGAAATGTGCCCGAATCTCAACACCATCAAAATCCAACGAATCAAATTGAAGACTTATGTTCAGATAATTCTTTTCGTTCCTGCCGGCCAGAATGGTCTTGGTCATTGATTGTGGGTCATAATCAACATTAAACTTGTCAATCGCTTCTTGTATAACTTTAATATTGTCTTTGAAGTGAATCAACTCGTTCCTCGAATTTTCAATACAATTTAAAATAAGACGATTACTATGTGGATTCCCAATTGCCACAATGAAGTCGTAGTTATCATTTGTATTAGATTTCGGTTTCAACGAACGTTGAAACGCCCCGCTGGGGTCTGGATTCGGTTTATAATAAGTCGGGTCGAGAGGGCCGGAGATTGCGTTGGAATACGTATCAATGACATCATCATAATCCCCTTCTTCCTTGGCCTCGCCGATGTCAGATTCGATTAATTCCTTGAGAAAATCACGATTCGGTATCGTCATTCCAAAACGGTTCAACTTCTCTTGTTCCTTGCTTAATTCAGGCTCTTTGGAAACCGGTGGAAGGGTCGGTTTGACATAGCCAGGATATCCAATCTGCGGTTTAACGTCCTCAATCGCCTTGGAGACGCCAGAATCAATTTCGTTCAGAGAATGTGTTGGTGGTGGGGTATGAGAAGCAAAAGCGTCGTTAAAGGCTGCCTTCGCATTGGCAAGCGCGGCCAAACGGACATTCATGGCATCCTCGACAGCTTGCCTCAATAAATCCGAATTGGGAGAGGTATATTCATCGGTGGTAGGAACAAGAGGAATAAATTCATCTTTCTTCGGTTCCTGAAAGAATAATGGTAAAAATGGAATTGACATATGAATCACCCAAATAAAACCTGAACAGAATCGGTTTCTTTTGTATAAAAACAAAGTTGTCCAACCCTAAAATCGGTTATATGAGAATACTTGACATCAACCATCTTGCTTGTATCAAACGTATCAACGTAATTGATATCCCCTTCACCCTTGATACCGCTCCTAATTCTCTGGCTCGCTTTAACCACGCAGCTTTAAGCGTTCTGTTGTAAATTTCCATTTCTGTCGGGTTCCAAAGTTCCATGATATCATAGGCACAGTCAATCAAAGCAACCAAGTCCTTTTCTTTGTTATCGGAGTTGAATAGGTTTTCTACGTTCATATCTTGAATATTACCACGGAAAAGTATAAAATCAAGTTTTTATATTATGAAACCAAATCTTTACCATTAAAACGTCGGAATGTTGAATTGTTTAACAACTTCGTCTTTTTAAATTCATCCCAATCCGATTCCCAAATATATTTTATGTCATATCCTTTTGACTGTAAATCTTTAAATCTATTGAGCGTTTCTTCATATAACTCTTGAAATGTTTTTTTGGAAGCATTATTCATCTTACTCATATCATATAATTTGGGATTACCGTGCCAAAAATCACCTAAAAATTCATATATTACATTATTTTTAAATCCATCTACCATGTATTTTCCGATTTGTTTTTGACGTTTTTGAATTTTGAAAAAATCCAAAAATTCTTGTTCTGGTTTTGATATACGAGATGCCGAATAACACGCATAACATCCGGTTTTATTTTTCTGTGCCTTAACCGCCCAATTTTTAGATGTATATTTAATTTCAATATGACACTCCGGACAGTTTCTACACCATTGCCTAATTGAAGAATTAAAAAATACTCCAGACACATCATCAAATACTTTTGATGTTTTATTTAAAGATGTTTTTTGTGATGAACACATTCCACACCCCGATTTGTTCTTTTCTGCCGCAATTGCGTTATCTACACGACTATATTCCGTTTCATAACCACAATCCGAACATTTACGACTCCAATAGCCGCGGTTATTTAGATACACTTTACCATTCATATATTCAGTTATTACTATATCATTTACTTTATTTTTCCAACAACGAATATTAGCATTACTTTGATTTTGTCGTCTTATAGATGATTCGGCGATTAATTTTGATTTACAAGATTTACAAAGTTTATTTTTTGTTATTGAATCGTCTCTATTCCACGAATCTCTATGTAAAAGTTTTGCGTTACAATGAGGACATTGACGAACCCAAAATTTTATATTATTAATTATTTCATCTGATTGAATTTTAACTCGTTTTGGTCTATTTTTTAATTTACTTCTTTTTGAATTTGGATTGGAGAGACATTTTGGGTGAACACATTTCGGACATGGATATTTTGAATGTAAATGATATTTGGGTTTTTGTTGAAATTCCCCATGAACAGAACAAATTATAGTTATAGGTGTATCTTTATTCACATAAATAACTTTATTATAATTCCACCTATCACCATGAATTATTTTAGCTTTATTTAGAAATATGTCTTTAAGATTTTCCATATGGTCTATCTCCATCACTTAGCTTTTTATTATCATAATATCGTTGTAATGATTTTTTTTGTTCTTCTTCTTGATGTTTGTAATAATGTCGTTTTCTACGTTTTTTATTCATTTCATCAAGTTCTTCTTTTGTTCTATTTAGCTTTTTTCTTCCCATGATAATAAATATATCATTACAAAAAATAAAGTCAAGAAAAAAGTATGTCCGGGATATTTTTGAAAGAGGTAATATAATTACAAAAATTAAACCAATGAAAAGTTGTTTCCCCGACTAAGACGTATATACGAGGGGTGTCAGACCCCCCGCGTTTTATGTCCAGAAGTGACGGCCTCCCCACCCCACGCTGGGGGGCCTGGAGGGGCTGTTTTACCCCTTGGCAAGCCCAGCCCATAGGGGAGGGTTGGTATGGGGTGAACCAACAGTCAACCGATGCCGATTATGGCAGAGACGCCTGACTACTGACACACCCCACATCAAGATAATACCACACCGACAACCAGTGTCAAGCGCCGTGTAGTTGATGCCATGATGCTCCACAGGCAATCAGCAGGAAGATTCCAATGACACCGGCGGCGATGATGGCAAGGAACTGCAACCCACTTGTATCCCGTTCGGCCGGTGTAAGATAGGAAAGACAGGCAGAGCCAAGACAAATAGCCCATGCGAGGATGAGTGCGATGATAAGGAATGGATTCATAAATGATTGTTATTATTATTAGTTACAAGGCCCAAGGTAATAGCCATCGGCGGTGACACGAACCATGCCGGCCTCACATTGGGCCAGAGTCAGGTTGTTGGAGTTGAAAAACGCTTGGGTGCCGGTGAA